AAAGTTTAAAATTTCACTTTGTCCAACTTCCGTCAATCCCTCTGCTGGCATAGATGCGGCAAGCCTTTGATAAACCTGTTTTCTCAAAGATGCTTTTGTCGATAGCAATTTACCAAAAATCTTTTCGGCACCAACTGTGTCAAGGGCAGCAGAAGGAAGGGCAACAGTAATTCCAAATCGCAAACGATCTTCTGGGTTTGGGTTTTTTGCGTAAGTGTCATATGCCTCGACCGCCTCGTTAAAAGCAATACTTTCAAACATTGCAATGCCAGCAGTCGGGTTGATAGCAATTACGCCAGCACCAACCCCAATTTGCGATGCAATTTGAACGGTTTGTCCGAATATAGTTGCTGCAAGGTCAGGATCTTTAAGTTCCTTCTCAATGCCTTCCCTAATTTCCTTTAATGGTGCAACAAGCTCAGCAGCTTCTTCTGCTGCAGTTGGCTCTCCAGGTTGCCTGATTATTCCAGGGGCACCTGTGCCTATAGTTCCCGAAGCCGCTATTTGCTCTACAGTTCCGCTAATTCCTTGCAGCAACAGACTAGAACCCCCGGCAAGCATTATGTCGCTATACCTAGATAAATCTGCCCAAATCTTGGTTGCGGTTCCTAGAAACGGAATGTCTTTAGTTTTTCTGACCAATCCATCGCGCAACATCTCATTTGATGTCATGTCGAATTGTTGCCTAGCTAATTCTTTGGCCTTTTTTCTTTCTCGAATAGCTTTGGTTACACTATCAACCGCCTCTGATGGGTTCGGGTTATACCCAAGAGCTTCTGCGGTAGATTCGTAATCATCGACAGTTGTACCATATGAAGACCCAAGCCTTTCCTTCATCAAGGCTTCATACAGTTCATCGTCGCTAATGTTTAACCCATCAACCTTCAGGGAAGAAGGGGACCGACCAAACAAGGCATCTATTTCTGGACTAGCCATTACTCTTCAATGATAGATGGAGTCAAAAGAAATTCTCTAATCCTTAATTGCTGAGAGCCTACCCTGTAGAGCCTTAATCTTGATGGAATGTTAAGTTCTTTAGGGTCAACTCCTGCGTTAAATTCTTTTGCTAAAAAGTTTAAATCCTCAATTAAAACATCAGCAAGAGATGGGTATTCAGTTTCATCTCCCTGCTTCGTTAAGGCAAGCTGAGCCCTAGTTGATTCAAGCATAATGCTGGACACCTCTTTTGCATATTCAGCAAGTGTTTTTCTTCGCTCTGGAGGAAGTTCTTCCCATTCCTCTCCTAGTTGAACGCCGAAACCAGAATCATCCTCAAGAATTGCTACAGATGCAGCCAAGGCCAATCTTGATTTTAGTTTATTTTTTGCAATTATTCCGACGGGAAGACTGTCAATTCTTTTGTCATATTCCTCTATTTCGTCCTCGTCTATGTCTACGTTTTTGCCTTCGGCAAATTTTTCTAAAAACTTTTCTCCAAGTTCATTGTATACTGTCTTGTAAGAAACATCTATTTTGTCGGTGTCAAACTCTTTATTTAATTCTTCTGTCCTTTGCTTTGAAGAAAAAATGCTCCGCATCTGAACTTCTTGTTCATCTGTCAACAATCCCATGTCTTTCATGTCAGACAAAGTTTCATCGTTAAGGACACCAACATCCACTGCTTTTTTAAGAACGTCATCAAAAGCTTTGGCACGTCTAGCCAAAATTGCGTTCCTTGCCTGCACCATTGAGTTTTTGGTAGCCAGTCTTTTGATTTCAGTCATCCCAGCTGCCAAGCCCTTGCCAGACTCAAGAATCTTAATTTGATCTTCAATGCCTTGCAAGTTGTTTTGCAGAGAAAATTCGTCGGTGTTGGTTAGAAGTTCTGCGGAAATTGCATTATCAGATTCTCTTTGCCTTTTTTCTGCTTCGTTTGCAATGGCTTGGTCAATCAATTTTATTTGAGTATCTAGTTGATCTCCTGACAAAATGCCAGACCAAGCACCAATCGCACCTTCTCTGTCCAGTGAATCTATTGCAAGATTTTGAAGACTAGCGGCATTTTGCCTAGATTCGGATTCTCTTCTTTGAGTAGAAGAAATTTTAGCACTTGATATGGATTGCTGAACCCAAAAATCGTTTGCCATAGAAGCCTTAGCACGAGCTTCTTTGCTAGCACTAGGGCCTAAATCAAACTTCTGATTGTTTGCAATCCATTCTTCAATCAAATCATTATGCTGATCTACCGGTGTGCTAGTTAAAGATTCCTTTAATCTGGTGGATTCACTAATCTGATAAATTCGTTGCTTGTTGAGGGCATCTGCGTCTGCAATCTTTTGTTCTTCAGCTCTAGCCTGCTCGAACAACTGACCGGCCTCCTGAGAGGCAGCGGCAATACTGCGGAAGAATGAATCCTGTGAACGAATGCTTACTTGACCTCCAACGGATGGCCTAGATCTAACGTCTTGTGGTTTGCTTGTAGGTATTCTAGGCATTGTACTAAACTCTAGCGGTTGGATCTACAACAAATGCTCTTGGATCAGAAACTATTTTTCTAGGAGCCTTAAATGTTTTTTGCTTACTTCCCAAAATCTTTGCCGTTTTAAATGCTCCACTCCCAATTGATGTTAAGCCTCCAACTGTAGAAGCAAGTTGAGCACTACGTCCCTCAAACCTCATAGCGTCAGCACCACGTCGCAGACTAGCGGCTTCCGCCCGACCCTGCATCAAGACATTCCCAACTCTTTGGGCGGCCATAGCGGCCTCCTGAGCGGCTAAAACTGCAGGTGTGCCGGTGGTTGTTACGACACCACCTGCCGCAAATCCTGCCTTCTGCTCACCAACGATAATGCGACCCAATTGCAACTCGGTAAATGCCTGCTGCTCGGCATCCTGTAAAACTTGTTGTGCGTCTAGTTCTGCAATCTTGGCATTGTGTTCAGCTAATGCTCTTTGCTGGCGGCCCATTGCAATTTGAGCACCGCCTTGTATGCCGCCAAATATAGCTTGTGCAAAGTCTCCCATTATTGTCCTTTAGGTAAGATTTGTGGCGACATATACTGTATTGTCGCAGGAAGTGGTTTAGTTTGTTTGTAAAACAGAGAGAAATATCGGAAGTTACCATGTGGCAATGGCAAAATCTTTTCTCCCGTAAACAAGGGTAGAGCCGTGTCCATAGGATCTTGCGGAGTCCTAAACTGTATTTCGTAGGAATCTTCTCCGGTTTGCCCATCAGGGAACTCGTAACGTATGCCAATCTCTCCACCCAAAGTGCGGAACATTCCCAAGCCAACATTAACCGCTCGCTTGTTCTTGTTCCTAGACATGCCATCACCGGCGGGTGCTTGAAGCTTCATTGTCTCAATCTCTGAAGGATAAGCTACTCCGTAAATGATCTCGTCCGAGCCTCCGCTAAACTCGCCGTCTATGCTGAACCTATCACCGTGTACTTGGTACGGACCCAAGACCAATCCATTGCCCAAGGCGTACACGTCGTTACGCCCTCGAGCAAGCTGCAATGTTTCGCCAGACAACGCCGGGCTAAACGCATTGGTGGTCGTTAGGGTTACATCATCGGCTATAGAAGCAACGCGCTGGGTTTGACCGCCTGCCTTAATGTAGTCGCCCACAGATAGCTCGCTAGTAAATGCAGTGGCTGTTCCGTTAACAGCAGTGCCAGTAGAGCTTATTGTCCCGCTAAGAGTCGAGTAAGACCCCAAGTGTTCTGCTCCAGTAACGAGAGTGTAATCGCTGCCAAGATTCGGGTCAGGGTACGTGGTATCGCTTTCTGCTCCAGTTACAACCTTGCCAGCATCTAAAAACCATTGGTAATCTCGGGTGTTCTCTGAAGAACGCAGACGCATTATTTGGATCTTGCTGTCCAAGGCTCCAGTTATGTAGTTCCGGTAGATAACCCAAACGTCATCCTCGTCCGATCCGTACACAGATGCAGCACTAAGGAATTGGTCCAATTCGTTTTCGTTGGGCTTACGCTCAAACCAAGCTTGAACCTCTTCTTGCTTTTCCCAAATTAAGCAATCAAGTTGACCATTGTTGGGTAGCCACAATATCCTATAGGGATCTTGGCTGTAAGCAATTTGAGTGTACGCCCGACCGGTTGCCCCAGTGTTTTTGGCGTTTAACCTTGTCAAATCTTCGGCTGCATAACCCCTGGCTCTCCAATCGTATGACAACTCGTACACACGCTGTCTTTCAGGACTAACAAAAACCAAGCTACCGCCAACTTGTCTTGGCTGAATGTAAGCACTGCCAATAGAACTTTGCACTTGAATTAATGGAGCAGAAGTAGCGGATACGGCATTGTTGTCGGCTCCACGCAAAGAGTATTCTTCTCCAGAAGTTCCTATTAGCAAAGCCTCTTCTCCAGCAATCCACCTAATCTTATTTTGCTCTACGCTAGATAACGTGTAACTTACGCCATCGCTTGCCAGCACGTTAGGTACAGACGTTCCAAAGTTTTTAAAGTTGTCAATCGCAGACCCCCAAATAGTTTGCTTGCGATTGTCCGTTCCGCCAAACCAAATGCGTCCTTGGTAAAAACAAACAGCAGCGGGATAACCCTGAACACTACTGAATGCACCCTCGGACCATAATGTAGTAGCGGCCACTGCACCGCCTGCTGTAGAGTCAAGCGACTCAACCCAATCCGCTGTTACGCTAGTAGAGCTTGTGTATTGAGTAATTTTAAAACTCCCCTTAACTTCTATTGCGGGAACAGTTAAAACAGCAGCAGAATGCCCAGATCCTCCGTTTGTTGATTGCCTAATTTCATATTGGGCTTTAGGATTAGACTCGCTGCCAGTAACAGTAAAATCTAAGTTTCCTCCACCATTTCCTTGAAGTTGTTGAATCTTTTCTTCAGTTACCCAATTGTCTACACTTCTGTAAAGATAAAGTTCATCAACAAAACCGCCATTAGTAGTTAATGTCCAGTCTCCAAAAACAGGAATGGGACCACTAACCAATGACCCAGAATGCAAATCTAAAGATGCTTCTTGGGCTTCACGTTTTTCGCGTATCTCCCAGTAACTGCCAACGTGACCTGCTTCAAATAATGCAGATGATGCAGTGACGGTTACACCGCTTCCAACATACCCATTAACAGCCAGAGTGGTTGTACTAGAGTTCTGTTCAATTACTGGAGGTAGGGTAAATTCAATTTCCTCTATTCGCCAATCAGTTTCTCCGTAGCGAGACAATGTTAGTGGCTGGTAATTCTCATTTACCAGATAGACTACATCGTTTACCTGTGCCCTCATCGGGTATTTTAAGTAAGATGTAAACTGGCTCATTGGCAACGGGATTTCGTAAATAAATGTGCCCGTTGTTTCCGTCTCTGTCAAAGTGTGCCAATTGCCTACTGTAAAGGTAGCAGCAGATGTTCCACCGTCCAAGGTATTAAATGCGTACACAACTCCACCATTGCTAACCAACTCGCCATATCTATATGACGTAGTAGCCTGCCAAGCCGGTACGTCACCAATGTCAACAGTAACTTGAGTATTGCTAATGTCGTTTTGAGAACTGTCAAAGAAACGCATGTACGTTCCGTCAGTCTCAATAATGTAGTTTACCGATTGGCTAAACTTAAATGGCAACAATATGCTTCTGCTAGTCTTAGCCTCAGCCGCATACTCAAAGCCCCACATACGTTCAGCAGGACCATACTTAAGTGGGATAAAGCCCGTGCATGTTTTAAGGGCTGAGCCGTAATCCTCAAGATCGGTACGTCCGTCAAGGAGCGGCGACCACAATCCACCATTAAATCGGTTAATTCTGGTCCACAAACTCATGCGTCTTCTCCACCGTAATGGATTGAATCCCAAACAGAGGAAGCATACATGTTGTCAACCGGCCTGCGACGTTGCAGACTGTCTGTAAATTTGGCTTCCTCTACCTTTCTTTCATACAACGAAAACAATCCTTGAGACAAACCTTTATCATCTGTTACTGCCATGCAGCACGAAGCGGCTAAATGCAAAGCTATAGACTCGACCAACAAAGCATCAAATACAGATGTGTCTTCTTCGTCTCTAATGTACGTAATCTTTAAAGGGGCAGCCAAGTCCGTGTGTATGTACTGACCTTTGAGTTCGTACTCTTTGTAGTGCAAGTCGTCGAGGTCGGTGTTGCCAATGTTGACAAGCCTTAACGATTCTTGAGGAACTAAAAATCTTTTGCCCCATGTGTGCTCAGGAGCAGTTGCGTCTGCGGAAAGGCTAACATCTTTTTTAGCGCATCCCCAGGTATGCGACCTCAGCACTTCTTTTCTGCTAAAGTCATACCGAAAGCTAAGAAGCTCGGCTGTTGGGCTAGTGTCGGTAAAAGGATCGGCGTATCTTCTTTCACCCAAATGGGTTGCCGCCAAATTTACTATATCGGTTTTTGTTACTGCCATGCTTCTTTTACGTTAAACTCCCAGGCCCACCTCCCGAAGGAGGTGAGCTAAAGAGACTAGGAAAACCTAGAATTTAAAGAGCCTATGGGCTCTGATCGCAGAGTACCTCTACTACGCCTTCTTCTTGAATGCGAGTAGCGCCAATGTCCTGCTCACACCAAACTTGGTACGAGTAGTTCTTGGTGGGCAGCTGCTCAACGCGAGCGTCGAAAGCAGAAGTAATACCAGCAACAAGAGCGCTGCGAGTATAAGCAATCGTGCTTGCGATGTCGCCAGCGGAAACGCTAACCAACTGAGTCGGGCAAAACTCGAATCCCATGAAGTAACTAACTTCACCGTTTACGAGAGCCTTAACAGCGGCAAAGTCAGAATCGCTGACCTTATCTACGTTGTTGAGCAAGTCATCCAACTGCTCTTGGCGGTGGACGAAGTATTTCTGCTCACCCATTGGAACTTCATTTTTACCAAGAATAGACTTGGCTTCAATGAGCTTGGCAAGGGTCAATCCCTCAGTGGCTCCACTCAGGTTGACAACAACCTTTTGAGAAGCAGGAAGGGCAACCGAAGATTCGGAGGTCGATCCTGCTAGCTTAGCAGTGGCAGTTCCCGTAGCAGCCGCGATAACCGTGGAGTCATAAGAACGTCCAAAGAAAGCAGAAGCGATTTCGACGTATGGCCCGAGGAAGTCGGCAACGCTACGATTGCGGTCAGGCATATCAATAAGATCTGCCCAACGAGTTGGGGTTGCAGTGAGTTTGCGAGTTTCGTGTACCGTATCAATGTACGCAGTATCAGAGCCGCGAGTGTAAGCGGTGCTGCTTGTAATTGCTCCAACCTGGGGCAAAAACATAGCTTCTCCACCAACCATGCTACGCTCAGCGAGCTTACCCTTTAGACGAGAAGCTCCCTGCTGGTATTGAATATGTACGTCCGAAGCAAACTTCTGTGAGAATGCATTAGGATATTGTGAGGACATATTGTAATGTAATTAGTTGTTGTAGTTCAGGTTTATTTCCTGTTCCCAGTCAAACTGGCAGGGGCTTCCGACACAGGGCATAAGCTTGTCTGATTGGAATGCTGCATATTATACACCATTTTATTTAAAATGTCAAGTAAAATTTTAAATAATTACCCAAGGGCTAGTGCTGCCTTCTCTTCAAAAAGCTTTAAAACCTTTTGGTGAGCGGCACGATCCCCGTCTCGGTACGCAGTATAATACGGATTCGACGGGTTATGTTGAATGTCGTGAATCTGCTCGTCAATGCTTTGGGCTGACGTTATGCTAGTATTCTCTACACCCCTAATCTTAGACCCCATTAACGTATCATACTGAGATGCCAATCGAGATGCAAACCCAGGCATAGTCCAGAAGTCGGCAACATCCAGCCCCAAATGCTTTGCAACTACCTGAGCCTTGTCCAAAGCTTGCTGATAGCTTTCGCCACCTCGTGGACCAAAGTCTGCTTCCAATGCTTGAACCGC